CTTCGTTGAGCGAGAGCCGCCCAACGGTAAGCCTTACCTGCGGGGGTGAGTGTAGGCTCATGCTCGATAGCAGAAAACATATCGGGCGTGGATAATGCTTGGGAGGGCGCAGAATCCCCCCCGTCAGGTGCGGGCAGTGTTAGACCCCGCACTAGCCCGAATAGCGGCACATTGGTTGCAAGTAACCGCTTCTCTGCGAGACTAATGTATTCTTGACTGATTTCAATACCGATGTAATGGCGAGATAAAACCTTTGCCATTTTCGGAGTAGTGCCAGAGCCACAAAAGCAATCAAGCACAACATCCCCAGGGTTTGACCAACTTTCGATATGGTCGGCTGCGAGTTGTTCGGGGAACGCAGCAGGATGACCAACATTCACGCCGCCAGTGGGGTAATACCAGATGTTTTCTAAAATTGTTTCTTTCGCAACAACTCCGCCGCGCCATTGGTCTTTTAGTGAATTATTCATTTCGCGGTAAGTTGTTCCAATTCGCTTTGTGCCAGCCTTGCGGGACTTGCGCTTGATCGGGTTGAATGTTTTGACTGTGCCCTTTGAAAGCACAAACATAAATTCAAAACATGCCTGATAACGCCTGTCGTTCATGGGCGGCTTATCGGTTTGATAAATCATTGTGTCTACGCTAAAGCCGCACTCTTTGAAGAATAAAGCCTGCTTGAAACTGGTAAGCGTTTCACTTCCGTTTATGGTTGCGTCACCAACAACCCACACAACCACGCCGCCCGCCTTTGTGACCCTGAACAACTCGCGGGCGATTGTCTCAAAATCAAATACAAAGCCGTTATAGGTTCGGAGATTATCGTAAGGCGGACTTGTGACGGTCAAATCTATGCAATCGGGCGGGAAGGATTGCAAGACTACTGCGCTATCACCTGTGATTATTTTATCGAGTTCCATGCTATTCTCACGAAGGGGTCTAACGGTTTGCGTTACTTGCGCGGCGATTTTGTAGAACGTGCCAATTTGACCGCAGCCTTAGCCGCGTCAAGTGCGCGCTTTGTTCGGCGGCTTGGTTGCCAACCGACTTTTTCATAATACTTACCAATCGCCACAATTTGCTTTGGAGTGGCTGTGGGCAATAGTGGAATATCAACGCCACGCCCATTACCAAACTCATCATGTTCACCGAAAGACAATTTCATATTTTCTCCTTGTTCGCCCAACGGTTTAGATTACCCGCCAGTCGGTTGCATCTTTTGTTCGGCGGCTTCATGCTCTGCAAGCATTATCTTTGCACAATCTTTGCCAAACGCAAAACCACCTTGAGAAAACTCTGCGGGTACTTCCTGATTTGTGTAAGTGCCAGTGCGCTGGTCTAATTCCAGCCACCAAATCTTATCGCCCGCCAGCTTTGCACCGCACCTTTCACAAAAACCGAATTGTTTATTCATATGACTTCCTTCTCGGCGTGCCGCCGAACGGTTTGCGTTAGCGGCTTGTCGAATTGCCAACGGTACAATCTAGCGAGTGTTGACCGTTTGCGTGATGACACTGCCAGCAAGGCAAGTCCGCTGCACGCTTTGTTATACGGACTACTTCAATATGCTTTTCATCCATGAGGATATTCATGATTTTTTGCAAGCCTTCGCTGTTTACATGAACAACCATATCTCGCATATCTTCATTGCCATCATAAATAATTGTTAGCTTCATTCCTTTTACCTTTCGGTGTCCGTATAATGGGGCGAGCGTCAGCCGCCAGCCGAGCGGTTAGGGCGAAGCGTGCCACAAGTAGCACACCGATGCCCGCTTGAATAGTTGATTGATCCACAGAACGAACATTCCCATTTAGAAAACGCTTTGTCCTGCTCGGATTGGACGGCTGCACGCAGAGTTGGGCTGCGCGGGGTAGCAAAGTGTTCTTCAATCAGAGTCGCCATTGAGTGCAACCGAGCAACAACTTTTTTCCAGTCTGGGTGCGATGGGAAATTCATACCAAATCCAACACCGTTAAAATGTGCGTTGATTCGGAATGTACCATCGGTAAAAATCTCCACTTCCATTCTGTCTAGTTTATCTTGCAACATATTTTCCTTTCAGGTTCGAGCGCAGGTCAATCTCTGCGTTTACGCTCGCCCCATTGGGCTGACCGAGCCCCCCGATAGGGGGAGCGAAGCGTCAGCCCAACTATGGATATGCGGAATGTACACTATAAATCAATATCTTTGTCAAACCGCTTAAACATTGATTTTATACTTTCAGGAATTGGACGTTTTGTAATTGCCTTTATTCCATGTGCCATTATATAACGTGCCATGTCTGTTATATTCCAATCATTTGATAGGTTTCCCGTGTTGGTTGCCTGTAAAGATTGGATCATATAATCTTGGATTTCTTTTCCTAATTGTGGTCGCCAATTTTTATCATCCTGTGTAAGTATCTTTTTCATAGACTGATATTATCATATAATGTACATTATGCAAAGATTGAAAATGGTTTATAATCCAAATGCCGGCGGGCGTTGATGCTTGCGGCGGGCGTTGATGGATGCGAGATCCACAACGCGAAAGGATTCGCATGGCAACAAAAAAGACGGGAGAAGGGCAACCCGGGGAAATTAGAGTCGAGGTTTTACCCATCGATCAAGCGGCAATGCTTGACGATAATAATATAAACAAACATACCCCGGACGGCACACGCAAATTAAAAAACAGTTTGGAAAAACGCGGCGCGTTCAGATCTATTGCCTCCGCCGGCAAGGGTACAAAAAAACCCAAGATCGGAGCGGGTAATCTTACCTATGCAACCGCAAAGGCGGCGGGTGTTACTGAGGTTGTCAACGTTCACATAAAAAAAGGGCAATTAGTAAATGTGGTTAGGGATGATCTCTCCCCTAATGACGTTGATTTTTTTGCGTTGGCAATCGAAGATAACCAGATCTCTAAAATTTCATATTCCCCCGATCCCACAATCTTAAACGCGTTGGCAAACGAGGATCATTCAGTATTGGCAAACCTCCGCCGCAATGATCGGCAATTCAACGAATTGATTGCCGGCATGGGATTAAAATCAATCGATTATTCCGACATAGAAAAACAGTTTGAAAAACTGGCAGGGATGCAAGACGAGTCTATTGTTATCAGCGTGCCGAAAAAATACAGGATCAAAGTTTTGGAATGGATCGCCAATGGCGAAACACAAACGGCGGCGGGGTTGGGGCGTGGGATCATGAAACGCGCCGGCATACTCAAATCACAACCGCCCGCAAAAGACAAGCCAAAAGGAAAAAAATCGAAATGAAAATTGCCTTGATTGATGCAACCCCCAAATCGGAGTTATACCCGTTGCCCCTGCTGAAACTCGGGGCATGGGTCAAGGATCGCGGCGATCAATGCCAATTATTTTTGAATGGCAAATTGCCGGCGGCAAAAAAGTTTGATGAGATATGGATCACGACTCGTTTTACTTTTGATATGCCCTTTGCGTTGGGAGTCGTGCGGGAGGCAAAAAAGCGGGCGCGCCGTGTTTGGGTCGGTGGGATCTCCGCCTCCCTGTTGCCTGAGTATTATCAAAGTTTGGGAGTCGATGTTCACATTGGTTTATTGCCTGAGGCGGAGCATTACGCCCCGGATTATTCAATTCTCGGGCATAATCCCGAATATTCAATAACTCATACATCCCGGGGTTGTATTCGCAAATGCGGTTTTTGCATGGTTTCAAAACTTGAAAAAAAGTTTGAGGATCGCGCCGGTTGGGAATTGGACTTATCCCCGCACACAAAAAAGGTTTTATTTTATGATAATAATTGGATCGCAAAACCGTTTGACGAACTGAGTCGGGATGTGGGGATCATCCGCCGGCTAATAAAGGAAAAAAGTATCAATGACATTGATTTCAATCAGGGTTTGGACGCGCGACTCGTAACGGATAAAATCGCGGATCTGTTACAGGGATTGCCGATCCGCCCCGTGCGGTTTGCCTTTGATGGGATGCACGAGGATAAACACATTCAAAACGCAATCGGTAAAATGGCGGAGCGGGGATTTAAGTCATTCAGAAATTACGTTTTATATAACTTCATGGATCATCCATCTGATTTTTATTATAGATTGCGGGAACATGTCAGACTCGCCCATGATCTCAACATTGACGTTGAGGCTTTTCCGATGCGTTATCAACCCATATTGGATATAAATAATCAACGGGATTTTATCGGCAAGCATTGGACAAAAAAAGAACGGCAAGCATTTATGCTAATCCTTGCGAAACATTCCATTTATGGACAAATATCAACCCGGGATATGGATGAATTTGAGTTTTGGTTTGGCAAGGATGAAAACGAATTTATTGCCCTGCTGAATTACCCGAGGATCGGCGAATTGGCAAAAAGAAAACAGGGCGCGTTGAGGATGAAACGCGCGGTTAAACGCAATGCCAAGAAAAAGCAGTAACCCCGCCCGGGGATCTGCTGTAAAAACTGCTCAAAAACTGCAAACGGCAAAGATCCCGGCGGCACGCAAGCCAAGAGGCAAGCCATTTAAAAAGGGATACGATCCCCGCCGCAATTTAAAGGGCGTGCCGGCTGATGCAATCCGGGGGCGGCATTTTATCAGGAACATCGGCGCGGAATTGGTTGATTTCAAGGATGATTACGGCGAGGGGAAAGTAACGCGCCTTTATCTTATGATCCGGGGGATGTATGCAAGCCGAAACCCAAAGGATAAAGAGATTTTACTTAAAGCACAAATGCCGGGACTCTTGCGGGATGACATTGAAATAAAATCAGATGATAAACCACTAGCGACTCCGATTGTGAAAATATACTTGCCGTCAAATAACCGCAATGACAAAAAGCAGTAACACGACTCTTGATTATGATCTGCAAATAGAGATCCGCCCGCAACCCCGACAGGAAACTTTTTTATCATCTGAGGCGGATATTTGCATTTATGGCGGGGCGGCATTTGGCGGAAAAACTTACGCCCTATTGATCGAACCCCTCAGGCACACAGACAACCCAAAATTCGGGGCGGTTATCCTACGCCGCACGATTGCAGAGATCACAAAAGAGGGCGGTTTGTGGGATGAAGCGAGTAACATTTATCCCCTGTTGGATGCGATCCCAAATAAAAATGAGCATCTATTTACTTTCCCCTCAGGATCTAAAATTTCATTCGGTCATCTGCAATACGAAAATGATAAATACTCATGGAAAAGCGCACAGATAGCATTATTGGAATTTGATCAATTGGAAATGTTTACCGAGTCTCAATTCTTTTACATGCTATCCCGTAACCGCTCCGCCTCAGGGGTTGCGCCTTATGTGCGGGCGACATGCAACCCTGAACCGGGTTGGCTTGCCCGTTTCCTTGATTGGTGGATAGACAAAGACGGTTACGCCATAGAGAATCGATCCGGGGTGATCCGTTGGATGGTGAGACATAATAATGTCATACATTGGGCGGATGATAAAAAGGATCTCAAAAAGCAATTCCCCGATCTGTTGCCAAAATCGGTTACTTTCATCCTTGCCACAATTTACGATAATAAAATTGGGATGTCAAACGATCCCGGTTATTTGGCAAACTTGCAAGCCCTGAGTCTTGTGGATCGTGAGAGGTTGTTAGGGGATCGGCAACGGGGCGGCAATTGGAAGATCAAACCATCCGCCGGCAAGGTGTTTAATCGTGATTGGTTTCAGATCGTTGATTCCGTGCCGTTTGGGATGCGTTATGTTCGATTTTGGGATCTCGCCGCAACTGAGAAAAAGATTGGCAAAGGTGATAACGATCCAGATTTTACGGCAAGCGTAAAGATGGGGAAACATGGCAGGGATTATTATATTGTCCATGCCTACGCGGAGCAGATCAACCCCGCCGCAACCGATGAATTAATAAAATCATTTGCTGAGATTGACGGAAAAAAGGATTGCCGGGTTAGATGGGAGCAGGAGGGCGGCGCAAGCGGCAAACGGGACTCCTACCATCTAACAACCATGTTAAGCGGTTGGGATGCTTACGGCAAACCGCCGGCGGGCGATAAGATCACACGATCAAAACCGCTTGCGGCACAGGCGCGCGCCGGCAATGTAAAGATCTTGCGGGGGGCATGGAATGAGGAATTTTTAGAAAACTTGCATGGTTTCCCGGATCTCCCCCATGATGATATTACGGACGCGGCAAGCGGGGCGTTTGATGACATCGAAAACGGCGGAGGATCGGGAGAGTATAGCGGGGATTATTGATCTGATATAATCGGGATCACACAGGAGTAAAAATAATATGGATCTCAAAAAATACAGTGTAATCCTTGCCGATCCTGCTTGGCTTTTCAGGGTTTGGAATCATGAGTCGGGGATCGCAAAGAGTCCAGAAAAGCATTACAACGTTATGGATGATAAAGCAATTTGCGATCTCCCGATCAAGCAACTATCGGAGTCCAATAGTGTTTTATTCATCTGGACTATATACCCAAAATTGTTTGACACGGAAAAGATTATCAAGGCATGGGGATTTAAATATAAGACTCTCGGGTTTGAATGGCTGAAACTAAATAAAAAATGGGCGGAGTCTTTATATAAGATCATGCCGCCCATGTTTGCCCCGGGGATTGGCAAGCCGGCTGATTATGATCTATTGCAAAAACTCTTTTTCTTGGGATTGGGATATTACACACGCGCCAATCCCGAACCGTGTCTACTGGCAACCCGGGGATCAATGCCGGTTGCCGTCCACAATGAGCGGAATATTATTATTGCCCCGATCCGGGAGCATAGCAGAAAACCAGATGAGCAATATACAAAGATCGAAAATCTATATCCCGCCGGCAACCGACTCGAGTTATTCGCCCGCCATGCCCGCCCGGGTTGGGATCATTGGGGCAATCAGGCGGAAAACTCAATTGATCTAACTCCCTATTACGAATTACAAAAGGCGGAGCGGAGTCGCGCCGGCACGGTATAAAATCCGGTTGAAAAATGTTATACTGAGGGGGAAACAGGAGAATCGATCCATGCCAACGAGTCTTGAATTAGTAGAATTGGAGGCGGCATTAAGGGAGCAATTATCCATAGAGTCCGCCGTGTTGGAATCCCGCAATTATTACAACGGCATACAGGATGTTTACCTAACAACCCGGCAAAAGGAATATTTGGGGTTGCATGATGATAACTCATTCCGTCTGAATGTTTGCAGGACAATCGTTACATCCCTTGCCAATGAATTAAATCTAATCGGGTTTGGCACAAATGAGCAGGGCGAGAAAAAACCCGTTGCGGAATGGGCAAACAAGTTATTCAAGGCAAACAAAATGCTTGCCTTGCAAGATCTTGTACATGAGGGGGCATTGTCAGACTCGGAGTCGTTTACTGTTGTGGATTGGGATTTTGAGGAAAAAACCCCCCGCATTATTCATAATATAAGATGGTGCGGGGACCTTGCCGATGATCCGCTTAAATATGGAGCATCCGCCATTTATGAAAACAACGATCCCTCCCAAAAATTATTGAAGGTTGTCAAACAGTGGTATGAAACAGAGTATAACGATCTTGGGACTCTTACCACAATCAAACGGCGCACGATCTATTATCCCGATAAAATAGAACGATTATATTGGGACGGCGGGCAATGGTTATATTACGATCAAGACGGCACGCCGGCGGTAATCGATTGGACGATCAACGGCGCGCCCATCGGAGTCGCCGCCCAACATTTCAAAAATAAAGGTTATCGATCCGAACA